CTCTTCCCGTGGGGGGTTTTTGTATGTTTTGGATACGCCCCCCCGCACGCTTAGCATTTTATTCTCCTAACCTGCGCCTCGATTGTCTTGCGCCGATGGTGTGAAGCACAGAGACATTGGCCGTTGTGGAGATCGAGCACCGACCCACCATCACGCAACTCATGGATGTGGTCGGCGAACATCCGATGCTCGGGCGATGCCCTGGTGCAGCGGAACCCATCGTCGTCGTTGGCCTCGCACTGACCGCCTGCCCTACCCACCACCGCAGCACGCCATGCACGGTAGGCAGGGGTGCGGTAGGCTCGGTCGTCATCCTTCAGCAGTGGAGTGGTACGTCCGTCCAGGGTACGGAACAACGGTGGTAGGGACCGAACCTTGGTCATCGCTGGATAGGCCCGCAATCGAGCAGGGAAGGCCGCTGGTGCGTTTATCTGGGGTGGCCTTGGTCCGGGTAGGGGCGGTCTATCCCACTCAACCCTACCAAGGCGCAAATCTGGTACCACTGCATGGTGCGTAAATCAATCCCTACACCACGGGTAGCCCCTGCCGATTGAGTACCAGCGCAATGACATGGGCGCCACCGTTCGCATATCGATAGAACGTCGACCGCGACCAACCTCGTTTGGCCAGCATTTTCCGCACTGACCGGCGATAGGCTACGGCCGCAGCCCATTGGGCGAGGCATAGCCGCTCCTCGGGATATGGCGCCAGCATGGCCAGCCAGTCGTGCGCCTGTTCCATGCGGGAAATGTCGGTAGCCGAAACGCCGAGCCGGGTGAATTCCCAACTATGAAACCGGTCTTTGCGATCGTCGTCGGCGCGCCCGACTATATCGGAAAATTCGACCGCCATGCTGGGCCAGGCAGATGCAATCAACAAACGGCGCCGTGCCTGCGGCAATCTGCGTTCCACACTGTACGCCTCGATCAGGCGCCGCTGCACCCACTCGGCGGACCACTGCAGCGGCGCCAGGCCCTGGCTATCGACCGCGATCGTGCTCAGGCGCATGGTTCTTCCCTTGCCAGCCTATCCACGACTTTGCCGATGATGCTGGACGCCGAGCCGTCCTGTTCGCGGGTTATCGCGTGGCGCAAGGTGTCGAGCGGGACGCGGTACTGGATGGCGATCGACAGCAGCACCGCAGCGTCGCGGGCGATCGCCTCCATGCTGCTGCCAGCCTTGGGCGCGCTCACGAACACCTCACCGAGCGAGCCATCGGCGTAGTAACCGGTGGTGACGGTCACGGTCTGCTGGCCGTGCCGCAATTCGAAGGTTTCGGCGGCGCGGCGTTGCGGCAATGCATGGCGGAACACGGTCATGACACGCCGCCCGTGTTAGGATCGGGGGTCCAACCGAGCAGCTTCGCCAATTGCAAGCACTCTGCCGCCTTGATGGCAAAGAACAGCGCGTGCATGTGGTCGCCATTGGCCCGCGCGATGTAAGCCACGGCGGTCAATTGCACGGATAGTTCGCCAATCTGTTGTGCGGTCATGTTTTCATGTCCTTCGCGTTGGTCGGGGTGCGCTGGTTCTCCTGACAAGTTCCAGCGCACCCCTATCGGGCCGGGCCGAGTGGGTCCGCCCGGACACCGAATAAAAAACCGACCGTAAGAACCAATAGTAAGAACCAATAGTAAGAACCAATAGTAAGAACCCCGATACGATACGGTTTCATAGTGGATGACCGTTCGATCGGTTCTGATACTAATTGGTGGTTTATTTTCATGGGGTTATGGGAAATCTGACAATCGTATCTCGGTCCCGTATCACCCTGATACAGTGTATTTGGCGTATCAAACGGGGGTGATACGGTGATTGTTTAATGATTTCAGTCACTTCCCTCATCCTTCAATCCGAGCTCTTTTCGCCCCAGTTCGGTGATCCGATACTTGCCCCGATGCTTGGCCACGAGCTTGTCCGCCGCCAGGCGACCAATGATCCGTTGGACCTTGGCCTTCTGCTCCCGGCCGTCGATGACGAAGTCGCCCTTTTGCGCAATCCTCATGAATGACGCGCGCGGGTTTTCAGCCAGGATCCATAGCACCCTGTTTTCCTCGTCCTCCCGTTTGCGGTCGCCGGCTTCAAAAGCAGTGTCAGCAATCGGCACGGCAACCACCGCCGGCATCGGCCGACCCTTGGCATCGACCACGCGGGGGCTCTCGGTCTTGACCAGCTCGAACAGCAGGGGCTCGAACTCTGGCCCGCGGAACTTGCCCTGCCAGTGCAAGGTGACCTGTTTTTCGTCTGCCCAGAGGGTCAGGTTACCGTCCACCTCGTTGAGAAAGGCTCCACCACCGGCCGGCAGCAGGTTGTCCTTGGCGGCGTTTTTGATGGGGTGGCAATTCACGATGACGGTCGGCTTGCCTCTCAACAAGGTCAACTGGCGCAGTTGGCGGGCATAGGCGGCCTGCTGGCTGTTGCTGTTGGTCTCGTCGCCTGGGAAGTAGGCTGCCGCCGTATCGACAATCACGAGCACAAGATCGTCGATACGATCCGTCTCGGCCCGGATGATCGGCATCCGTTCCTCAAGATTGAGGACGCCATCGATAACCCTGATCCTGCTGGTGTTGAGATCGAAGCCGTAATAGTCGGCCGCCACCAGAAATCGAGCTCGGATGTCGTCCGCGTTTTCGCCGGCCAGGAACAGGACCGTCCCTCCTAGCACCTCTCTTCCGTGAATGGGCACGCCGCGGTCGATGCAGATGGTGACAAACATGGCGATCGTGGTCTTGCCATGGTTGGTTCGCGCCGTGAGGCTGTAGAGGTAGCCCCGCTGCGTGATGCCGTCGATGCTGTAGGCCGGCGGTGTGAACCCAGCCACGAACCGGGCCAAGGTCTGCAGCAACGCCCCGATCGTCGGCTTGCTGGGCTCGCCAATCGGGACAAGCTTTTCTCTCGCAGTGCGAACCGCGCGCGGCAGGTCGTCATAGCGGAGCCGCCATCGCTCGTCGTGTGGTGCGGTGGACGCGCCCATGATGGCGCGCAGGAGCCTCACGGCAGGTCCGTTGTTAAGGCCGCCAACAACCAATTTACCGGCTAACGCCGTTGTCGAATCGTGCAGATCCGTGCCGGTCAGAATTGCATTGATGTGGTCGCTCCAATCGGCGCCCGCGGCGTGGTCAGCATTAGTGCCGTTTGATTTTGCGGCCTCGACGAGCGTGTAGCCAAAATCCCGCGCGAGCAGCTCGCCCGCATCGGCGAGAAAGGTGTGCGCTTCCGCCTCGGAAATGTAGGGCAATTCCTCAGCGGCAATGCTCCAAAGCTCGCCGCCGTGCCAAGTATACGGTCGTTGTGTATCGGGATGGATGCCGTCGACAACGACCTGTTGCCCATCGGCGAGAATCTCGATTTTGCCCGTGGTGCCATTGGGTGCGACTAGCTTGAGCTGATCCTTTTTGAAGGGTGTTAAAGTCCTCATCACCACCGCGCGCTTGGGTGCTTTACCTATTCGCACCAGAAACCACCCGCGCTCTTCAAACCTATCCCGCGCCAGTTCCTCCACCGCCTCAGCGGCGGCTTGATCCATAATGTCGATGTCGATTGTGGGTGAGAGTCGGGTTAGAATTCCGGTATTGCCGCAGTAAGGATAAAGGTTTGACCATAGCTTTATTTCATCAGTATTCGTCTGGGTTTTTTGCTGCCATCCCTCCATGGGCGGTATTTTGCCTTGCAATGGGATCGGGGAGTAACCCCCCCGCAATAACTGTGATCGCAATTCTGTTTGCGCCGACAGGTTCATTCTCTACCTCTGCGCCAACCGACGATGAATTCTCTGGATCAGGTTAGCCGCCTCGTGGCAGTCGGCGCACATCGGTATCTTTTTGTAAGTCTCGCCGTGCTCGGCGAATGGACGGGTATGATGAACCTGAATGCCGATGCCGTATCGCATGAGGTCATCGAACGTCATCCCGCACCCCCAGCAATAGGCGCCGCATTCCTTGGTCACTGCAACAATGTCATTCGATCGGCGCTTTTCGCCGCTGCGCAGCCACATGATGTGTTGCTTGACGAACGGATGGTGCTTGTCGCAACCGCGGCATCTAATCCCGACGCCATTGTTGTTGATCTCATCGAACAACTGATACTCACCGACGTTTGCGCAATATGGACACGCAACATCGCGCAGCAGTTCCAGAGCATTGGCCCTGGTGATCTCTGCCCGCAATGTTTCGAAGAAGTCCGTCATTGCATCTTCACCCTGTCCATCAGCGCACCCCATTGCTTGAGTATCTTCACCGCCGCGTCATAGGTATCGCAAACCTCGTGCGGGCAGCCGTTGAGTTTGCACCAAAGGGCAAAGCCGGCTTGCGGCTCGGTGAGTTTGCCGCCGCGGCGCTTGAGCTCGAGGAAATGCGGCCGCTGCCAAAATTTCGGCCCCGCGGGCGGGATCAGAATCAGATCAGGCCACCCTGCCTGCGTGCCCATCCGCTTGAGCCGCGCGCCAGTCACGGCATCCCGGAGCTCGCCCATCGGTAGATGCGTCCAGATCCACCCCGGCGTTGCCCACCGCCGCAGCGTATCGGCGACCATGCAATGCACGGCGAACTCGAGCGGCGCCGGCGGCTTGATGCCCCGCTGCCGCTTTGAGCTGAAAAGGTGGAGTTGCCGCACGTTGCTAGTCATCGGCATGGCCTCACCTTCCGCAGAAACCACCGCCGCCGGTCGGACACGATGGAATAGTCGGTCTCGACCAGCAGCTCGTTGATCTGCCACATGTGCACCTTGACGGTGTTCGCCTTGGGCGGCACCCGCTCGACGTAGAGCTCGCGCATGAGCTCTTCCGTGCTGATGCCGAGGTCGCCGGCCCGCTTGACCAGATCGAACATCGAGGCCTTGAGCGGCGGCAGCCGAATTCCGACCCGCTGGAGACGAATAGGCTGCCCGCAGGACCGGCAAAGTTCCGGGGGCACTTTTCTAGGCCAGGCTGTCGAGATGCTCGGCGCCGGCGCGCCGCCCGGCCGCGGCCTGGCCGAGTGGCAGGTCGATGAAGTCGCCGAGCGAGGCAACCAGGCTGTCGTAATTGTCCGCGTCGTCGGCCTCGAGCTTGGCGACGTTGCCGGCCTGGCGCCGCTCGAGCCTACGATTCATGACGATGGTCTTGAACGCCCGCATCGGGATGCCGGCCTCTTTCGCTGCCTCGAACACCCCGGCAATATCCTCGCGTGGAACTTTGCACTTGCTCATGTACTGGGACCGCAACGTCTCGAGCTGCTCGTCGGCGGCATCGATCTCGACGAGATACCCTTCCAGAAGTTTTCGGTCATAACCATTGCTTACCTGCTTAGACTTTCTAGCCATGGCAAAGTTCTCCATGATGGCGGCGAAAACCGCGCAAAACTTTTCTAATGAGTGTCGTGAGTTAGAGGGTAAGGGTGGCACAGGTCTTTTTTACCGGGAAGATGGCGACTTTTTACCTGGTCCCCTTTGATGACACTACGTGTCACCTTTTGGGCGCGCCCATGATTGCTGAGACTTCGCGCAAGCCCCTTCAAACCAACTGCAAATTGCCATTTCATCGGCGCGGAGATACCACCGCGAAAATAAATCCGTCAAAATTTGATCTTGCCGGCCGCGGATTTTTCCCTTTACAAATTCAAACCAAGACAAACCTGAACTCCACGGAACTCAACAAGACAATTCCCCCGAGAGATCGAATCCTGGCAGTGCCGCACACGCCAGGCACGGCCGGCCGCCGCGCTCACCTGCCGCCCACTCCGGTGGACGCGGCGGTCGGTAATAGAGTTGGAGTCTGCGTGATGATCGAGCGAAAACTGATCGCGTCCGAAGCCGAGTGGCTCACCTGGCGCAAGGCCGACGTCACCGCCTCGACGATCGCCGCGCTGTTCGGCCGGCACCCTTACACCACGGCACTGCATCTGCATCTGGAAAAGCGCGGCGTCGACTTCCCCAGAAAACCCGACAATCGCGTCACCCGCCGCGGTCGCTGGCTCGAGCCCGCGGTGGCAAAAGCCGTGGGCGAGCAGCGTCCCGACTGGCGCGTGATCCCCGCCGGCGTCTACCTGCGCGATCCTGATCTGCGGCTCGGCGCAACGCCGGACTTCTTTATCGACGCGAATGAGAACCCGCGCGGCTTCTGCGTGCTGCAGACGAAAACCTGCGCACCATCGGTCTTCGAACGTGACTGGGACGAAGGGCGCGAGCTGCCATTCTGGATCAAGCTGCAGGTCATGGTCGAGATGATGCTCGCCGATGCCGCCTTCGGTTTCGTTGGCGCCCTCGTGGTCGACCCCTACGCAATGGACGTGCACCTGATCGAGGTAGTGCGCGACAAAGAGATCGAGGCCGAGATCATCGAGGCCGTGCAAAAATTCTGGGCCGACGTCGAGGCCGGGCGCGAGCCGCCGGCCGACCTCGCAAGGGACAGCGACGCGATCCGCGAGCTCACACGCCGCGAGCAATCCGGCAAAGAACTCGACCTCGCCGGTGCCAACGAGCTGCCGGTCATCCTTGCCCAGCGCGCCGCCTTGATGGCGCGCATCAAGAACGACGAGGCCCGCTGCGAGGAGATCGAGAACGAGATCAAGCTGACGCTCGGCGATGCCGAACGCGGCGTGGGCCTCGACGGTTGGCGGATCACGTTCAAGACCACCGAGCGCGCCGGCTATCAGGTGCCGCCCAAATCCATCCGCTCGCTGCGGATCTACGATCGGCGCCCGGCGCACGAGCGGCCGGACGGCGGCGAGGACCAACAACAGGGAGCTGCATGAGATGATGGCAATGACAAACTCCGAGCTCACCAAACGTGAAGATCGATCGCCGATGGTTGTTTTGCGTGATCGTCTACAGTCGCGCGAAGCCGAACTGCGCGCCGCACTGCCATCGGACATTCCCGTTGCAGCGTTTGTGCGCGCAGTGATGACCAGCGTGCAGCTCAACCCCGACATTCTCGCCTGCGAATGGTCGAGTCTCTGGCTCGCGTGCATGAGGGCCTGTCGCGACGGTCTGCTGCCAGATGGCGTCGAGGGTGCGATCGTCCCCTACAAGAACACGGCGAACTTCATCCCGATGTACCAAGGCCTGCTGCGCCGGTTCCGCCGCTCGGGCCAGTTCAAGTGGATCACGGCTGGCTTGGTCCGAAAGGGCGAAGAATTCTCCCATCACATCGACGAAAACGGCGAGCATTTTCTGCATGTCCCTGGGGACAGCTTTGATGCGCCGATCGAGAAAATTTATGCGCTCGCGACCACCAAGGATGGCGGCGTGTTCGCGACCGTGATGACCATGGCCGAGGCTAACAAGATCCGCGCGATGTCGAAGGCCACACGCGATGATGCGCCGTGGAAGATGTGGGAGTCCGAGATGCTGAAAAAAACCGCGCTGCGACGCTTAGCAAAAGTGCTGCCATCAGCGCGCGACCAAATCATCGCACTCGATGCCGACGAGATCTTCGATCAAGGCCCGATCCTCGACGATCGGCAGCACGCTATAGAAAGCAAAACCAATGACGACCAAGCCATCGACCAGCCCGCGGCGAAAAAGAAAACCGATGCCGCCGTCAACAAGCCCGGATGACGACTACGGCCGCCTGCTGCCGCTGCCGCGCGTGCAAGAAATCCTCATGTGCTCGCGGCAGAAAATCTACAAGCTCTATGAAGCCGGCAGCTTGAAGCTGGTGAAGTTCGGCGGCCAGACGCGCGTCACTGATGCTTCGCTGCGAGCGATGATGACCGGCCTGCCGCCGGCCGAGCTCAAGCGCACCTATTCGCCGAAACCGAGGGGAGGCTGAAATGACGGGGGCAGAGAAAATTGGAAAACGCACTTATTCGCTCAACGGCCCCGAGTGCCCACACTGCGGTCAGAGATTCATTCCTGACGAAGCGCACTATTACGACGAACAGAGATACACGGAACAAGACTGCGACGAATGCGAAAAAACCTTCAAGGTCGAAGTCTATCACAGTACGTCGTGGACATGCGAAGCAATCGAACCGATCACACCGAAAGGCTGACCATGCCCGACATTGAACTTGAAATCCCGAGCGCAATCGAGGCCGCCGCCAAGCGCGCCAGCATGGCGATCGACTCCCACTATCTGCCGGCCCAACTCAATGCGGACCTCCGCACTCTAATCGAGGCAGCTATATTCTGGGATGTTCATGTGAACCGGCTCCACACAGAGGCGGCCCATGAAGCATCATCTTGATCATCTCCTCGTCGGCCGCGCCGAGCAGCAGCGCCGGCATGCTGAGTTTGCGCTCGTGCTTGCCTACGCAAAGCCGGCGCAGAAGAAGGAGCCGCCGCCGCAGAAATCCTTTGATGACGACCACGAGCGGCTGCGTTGGATGCGCAATGAGTACCAGGCGCGATGCGCGCGCGCGCCAGCCTGGGCGTCCCGCGGCATGATCCTGCGCCGGGTTGCCGGGACGGCATTCGGCATCGACGAGGCCGTGCTGGCCTCGCGCCGCAGAAGCAAGCCGATCGCGCAAGCGCGGCAGCAGGCCATCGCATTCGCAAGCCTGTTCTGCGGCTGGTCGACCACGCGGATCGGTCACGTCTTCGGGCGCGACCATTCGACGGTGATCCACTCGATCCGAAAGTATCGCGCCATGATCGACGAGGCTTTGCGATGAAACGCGAGGAGTGCATCGCTGAGGCCGCGCGCCTACTGATCAGCGTTGTGCGCGATGTGGAACGCGCCGAGGGAGACCGCTCAACTCACGCCGAGTTCGATTGTGAGATTGATCTGACCGCTGGCGGCAAAGAGACCTGGACCATCACCATCGAGCGCACGGCATCGAGCCATTGACCGAGGCACTGAATGGAAAATCATGAGGACGACAAGCGCGGCTTCGCCCCGCCCTTTCCCGACCGTTTGACCGAGGCCGACTATGCTCGCTTCCGTGCCGCGCCTGCCTTGCGCCGCGCAGAGCTGGCGAAGAGTGCCCCCTGGCCATATCGGCTGTTAGCCCTTCTCCCTAACCCGAAGGCGCCGCTCGAGGACTGGATTGCAGCGGCCAAGACGAGGGCGCGCAAACGACCATGAACAAGCACACACCCATGACGGCCGAGCAGATTGAACTTGAGCTCCAGCTACACATCATAAACCTCTGTCTCGCCACCCTCAGCAAGAAGCCGGGCGTGCTTCGTGAGTGCGTCGACCAGCTCGTTTCAAAGGTTTGTGAGCTGCTCAAAGATGCGTCCAGGCCCGCCCCATGAACATGCCCACGACCTTCAGCACCGGCCGCGACGGCGAGGCCACCGAGTTCCGCATTGCCGGGTCTAGGGCATTCGTCGACGCCGAGCTCGATCGCATCGTTGGTGCTCTGAACGCCGAGCGGGCGTGGCTGCGGATCATGGGGCCGTTTCAATGGGGCGATGAATATGTTGTCCATGGCGTGCTGCAGGAAAATCTGAGGCCGACATGAGGCTCGTCAATTGCATCGTGTGTGGGGTGGAGTTCTGCGCCAAGTTTGTTCGGCACAGAATATGCTCGAGTGAATGCAGGCAAACCAAAAGGCTAGACTTGAGACGACAGCGACCCCCGTCACAATTCCCTCAATTGACGCCCTGTAGCGTCTGCGGCGATCCGTTCACTGCCCGCGACGCCCGGCATAAAACGTGCGCCGAAACTGAGTGTCAAAGGGTTCGCAGGAATCGCCCGCGCTGGGCCAAAGCCGGATTTCTTAATGAAAGACGACGCTGCATTGTCTGCAACGATCCACTCAAGCCACATGATTACAAACACAAGCTGTGTAATAAGCTAGAATGCGGACGAACTAGAAATAACCAAACGGTCTTGGCGTCTGCCCGCAGGAGTGGAAGGCCCGGCAGAGAGTGGAAACCTTGCGTTGTTTGCGCGCAAAGGTTTTTGGCACTCAATCGGAACCACAAGGCCTGTAGCAAATGCCAAAGGGATTACTCAGCGTACCAAGCGAGAGAATATGGGAGGCGTTCTCGTATTCGCAAACTCGCGGGCGTGAAATTCATTTGCCAATTCTGCGGCCAGTTGTGCCCCAAGCGGCATCCGGCACAAACGAAGTGCGCGAAGGCGGAATGCAAAAAAGCATACATGAGAAAACATAATGTCCGCAATGCGCAAAAACGGGCAGTCTTAGTTCATGCGATGCTCAGGCTCTTAAAACAGGAGGACGGTCACCAATGACACACACTCACACCACGGCTAACGAACGTAAAATTCAAGGTCGACGACGAACCAAACAAAGCACGTCGGCCACACCAGCCGAGTTCCTGATCCAACTACACCACGAGTATCCTAACGAGGACCGCGACAGACTGATGGGGAAGTTTATCGATGAATGCGTATCGCGCAATCTGTTCCACGCCGAATTTACGGAAAGCTGGTATCGCCTGCATTACAACACGCTCGTCACCCCACCGCGACGAATGACAGCCGAAGAAAAGAAAGAACAGAAAGAACAACGTGACCGAAGGGTGTCTGAAACGGTCGTCCGAGCCAAGGCAATCATCATCAAACAATACACGTTGTCTACAATCATGCCGAATAACAAGCCACTGCGGGAATGCACTGGCGCTGAGATCACGCTATGGCGCGATCAACTCGGCCACCTCGCCGACATGGTAGGGCCGAAGCAGACAGTCGGCGAGGTGTTCAAGACCGATACGGAAATTGCAAAGGCATAGGCAGCGTAAGTCCAAAAAATGCCCTCCAGTTGTCCCCCGGCCGGGCTTCCCAGTCCCGGCCAAGTCGAGTAAGGCGGAATCTGGTCCTGTGACGGTAAAAGCACCAGCAAGCCAAATGAGCATCCGGCGGTCGATCGCCGCCGCTCGCAAGGAAGGGCTGCATGTGCTCGCCATCAGGCCGGACGGCACGGTGGTGGTCGGCAAACAGCCGATCGAAACCACGGACGTGATCCCGACCGCGCCACAGACCGAGGACGAAGCCGAGCGCGAATTCTGGGAGAAAGTCAAATGAAGGTGCGGCTGAAGTATCTAAGCGTCGAGCGCAACCGCCACGGACGCGAGGTCGTCTACGTGATCGGTGGGACCGGCAAGCGCCGCCGCATCCGAATCCGCGAGCCGTTCGGCGCCCCCGGCTTCATGGCCAGCTACGAGAGCGCCGTCGCCGAGCTCGGGCAGCCGCTGGGCAAGTCCACAGAGATTCGCAAAGGCACGCTGCGCTGGCTCGCCGGCCAATACTTTGCCTCGCCGATGTTCCGCAACCTCGACGTCAAGTCGCAGGGCACCCGCATGTCGGTTATCGAGAGTTGCTTGCGCGAGGTCGCCGTCGCGGGTAGCTCGCGGCTCATGGCCGAGTGTCCGCTGACGCTGTTCGGGCCGAGCCAAGTCAGGCTGCTGCGCGATCGCCGAGCGGCGCAGCCGGGCGCCGCCAACAACCGCATGAAATATCTATCGGCGATGTTCGGATGGGGTCTCGAAAACCTGCCGGACTCGGTCGCATCGAACCCGGTGCGCGACGTCCAGAAGCTGAAATACGAGTCGACCGGCTTCCGCCCCTGGACCGAGACCGACCTGGTCAAATTCGAGGACGCCTATCCGGTCGGGACCAAACAACGGCTGGCATTGGGATTGTTGCTATTCACCGGCGCGCGCCGTAGCGACGTCGTCGGCCTCGGCCCTGCCTGCGTGCGCGACGGCATGATCCGCTTCGTGCCGCGAAAGACGAAGCGCATTCGCAACCAGGCCACCCCGAAGCCCTTCCTGCCCGAGCTCGCCCGCATCGTTGCGGCGACCAAGCTGCAGGGCCGCGACACGTTTCTCGTGACCGACTACGGCAAGCCGTTCAGCGTTGCGGGGTTCGGGAGTTGGTTCGCCGACCAATGCCGCAAGGTCGGCCTCGACGACTGCACCGCGCACGGCCTGCGCAAGCTCGGCGCCATGCGGGCGGCGATGGCCGGCGCCAGCCATTACCAGCTCATGGCGGTGTACGACTGGTCGACCCCGGCGCAGGCGCAGGCGTACATCAATCTCGCCGAGCGAGGGCGCGGGGCCGCGGCTGCGATGCCGTTCCTGGCGCAGCGGGGGTGAGTCCACGTTCGCACCTGACGTTCGCACCTTTGCTAAGTGATTGAAAATGCAAGAGAAAACTACCCACCTGGCAGGAGTGGAGGCTACGCGGAAATGATGCTGGAACAATCACTTAGCCAAAAGTGGCATCACCGGAACACCCGCGAAATGGGCCGCAAACCCGATATGTGATGCCACCCAACGAACGAGGGTTATCATGGGCCTTTTCGAGCTTCACGAACGAATGACCGCCCATCTCTTCCCGGCATATTTATCCAAGGATGAGCGCTTTCTTGCGCTCGCACTTTGCGGCGAGGCTGGCGAACTCGCCAATTACATCAAGAAGCGCTGGCGCGATGATGCAGACTTCACCGAAGAAATCCGCGACGAGATCGCCGACATCCGCGTGTACCTCGAATTGCTGGCGCGGTGTTTCGGGATCGAGGGAGATAAGTTGGATCGGCGCGTGCAAGCGAAGCTGATGAAGGTAGTGGAAAAACACACGAAGCGTTTAAGCGAAGATAGGACGTGAGGGGTGGCTATCTTGCTGAATGGCGCCGAACCCGAGAACAAAACTGACCCTGCATGCGAGTCCGGCGTTCGCACCTGACGTTCGCACCTTTGCTAAGTGATTGAAAATGCAGAAGAAAAACCACCACCTGGCAGGAGTGGAGGCTACGCGGAAATGCCGCTGGAACAAGGACTTAGCCGAAAGTGGCATCACCGGAACACCCCCGAATCCCGCTGGAAACCCGCAACGTGATGCCACCGACAAACCAGATAACAACATGAAAATTGCCTATGCTGACCCGCCGTACCTCGGGTGCGGTAAGTTATACGCGGCACAGCATCTTGACGCGCTCGATTGGGATCGACCGAGCGTACACGAAAGACTGATTGCGGGACTGTGCGGTGGTTTCCCCGACGGGTGGGCATTGTCGCTTAGCTCACCATCGCTTGCAACGATCCTCCCCATGTGCCCGCCTGATTGTCGCGTCAGCGCATGGGTCAAACCGTTCGCCGCCTTCAAGGCCAACGTGGGTGTTGCCTATGCCTGGGAACCCGTGATCTGGCGCGGCGGTAGACGCCGGTCGCGCGAGCAAGACACTGTGCGGGATTGGGTTGCGGAATCGATCACACTCAAACGCGGACTTACCGGCGCGAAGCCGCGCGCCTTCTGCCGATGGCTATTCGAGATCTTGGGCCTACAACGTGGCGACGAATTTGTTGATCTATTTCCTGGGACCGGGGCGGTTACCGCCGCTTGGCAGGAATGGTCCGGCGATCATCGCCCGATGCGGTTGTTTGAGAACGAAACCGACCCCTAAAGTGTCAAGCATGCGAGTCCGACGTTCGCACCCAGCGTTCGCACCTTTGCTAAGTGATTGAAAATGCAGAACAAAAGTGACCGCCTGGCAGGAGTGGAGGGACTGCGAAAAGCGGCCAAGATCAAAGGCTTGGCCGAAAGTGAGAACGTTTCCCGACCCGCATTTCATAGGCAAAACCGCAACGACGTTCGCACCCCAGAAGGGCCACTACTGCTTCGCCTTGCGCCGCCGCTTCCGCGGCTTCTGCGAATTCGGCGGCTTCCGCAGCTTCGCCACCACCTCGATAGCGTCCAACACGCTTGCAACCGCCAGGCGGATGAACAGGGCGCGCCTGTTGGCGCCAACCAGGGCGTTAATCCGCTCACTGGTCCCCTTCGGAAATCGTACCGGCATGGCCGGCTCCAATCCCAACGGCGGGCGTCCCATGCGCACCGCACTAACCGACACCTGAATTGCCATCAACCCCCCGCCAATAGGGATATGGCGGTAAACACGACATCGCTTATGTCACCCATAAGCGACGCCGATTATCTCATCAATAGACAAAATAGAGCGGGAACTCGGCATGGAAAAAAATATACGTTTGGATAAGTGGCGTCGCCTATCGGCAGTTGACGAACCGTCCAAAACGGTTTTTCCTGTCAGGAAAGCATCAGAAAAGAAGTGTCACCCGCCAGAGGCAAAAATGAGGTCGCACCAACACCCTCGCCGCACCCGAGAGGATCAAATGGTAAGCCTAGGTCAAAGGCTTCACGCAGTCCGTTGCAGTCGCATCCCACCCGTCACACAGGCCGAGCTCGCCGCCCTACTCAACGCCACAGTCAGAACGATCAAACGATGGGAATCCGATCAAAGCAATCCACGCAGCCGGCTGCCCGACATCGCCGCCGCGCTCGGCGTTACCGAAGTTGACCTGCTCGACGTCGACGGCCCGATCCCGCCACCTCGCAACCATAGGGCTAACCAATGAGGGCGTGCGGTGACTGCCAATTTCTGGCTGCACGGGCACCAGACGCTCGATCCCAAAAAACTTTCGCTGCGCAATTTGAAACAGTTCCGCGAGGAGATGTTGCACCGCCATGTCGAATTCGTGCGCGAGCTGGTGGAGATCTACGACCGGAAGCCGTCAGAGGAGCAAGAAAGGTGACCAAATGGAACAATTTGTTGGCGAATGTTGCGGAGGCCCACAAGACAAGCAGCACATGGCGCATTGGAGCGACACCAAAAAATTCTATCGACCGATGATCGGCTTCACCATGAACATGGAGAACTCTCCAGTCGACGCAATTGAGATCGGAGAATACAGGTTTGGCAACGGCCAATGGCGCTGGTTCGAGGCCGCCATTCCCGAGTTCTAGCCCGCATGACCGCGGCCGGGCATGTTCGGGCAGATTTTCGGCGGCTTCATTTTTCCGATCAATAAATTGATTGGAATTCTGAAGTGGGAACAAGATCGGCTCGGGTGGCGATGTAGAACGCCTCTGGATTGAGCCGCCGCGCCAACCCGGTGGTGCCTGGGGGCTGCTGCAGCAGGAACAAGTCCTCAGCGCCGTCAGCAGCAACCTGATCCCAGGTCTCCCACCACGCCAAATCCTCGGATGCGGATACGCCCGTGTCGTCTGGGCCTCCGAATGAACTCACCTTGCCGCGCAAAGTTGTCATTTGGGTTTCTCCGATCAAGGATTGATGTTGAGGCGCTTTGTCATGACGTCAACGATCCGTTCGAGCCGTTCCTTGTTTTCCTTGGTCTGCGACTCCAACACGGTCAGCCGATTGTCGATAACGGTCAGGTGCGGCGAACCGCGCACCTCCAGCGTGACCACGCGCGTTTCCAGCCGGACCATGTAGGCCGTCATCGAGAGCACCGCCGCGCCGATCGCGATCGCCTGCGCCACCAGGAAATAGACCAACGTCTGGTTCTCGTTGAACCACGACCTGACCTTGTCGATCATTTTTTCAGAGCCGGTGGTACGGAAAGATGACCTCGACCTCGTCGTCGGTCGTCAGGCCAAGGTCGGCCAGCAGGCCAGGGCTGAGATCGGCCACTCGCCCCGTGGCCTCGTTCGGTCCCCAGTCGGCCGGGAATGCCGTCAGCTCGATGCCACCCGCGCGTACCAGCGCCATCTCCTCGCGCAGCATCGCCTTCGGCGTGACGTTGTAGTCCCAGCGGCAGGCAACGTAGTGGATGTGCGGATTGAGCCGCCGCGCCAAGCCGGTCGTCCCTTCCGGCTGATACGGCAGGAACAGATGCGGCGCCTGCTCGACCTCGGAGATGAACGCCAGCCCTTCGCTTGGCGAGACGCCGGTGTCGTCCGGGCCGCCGAAGCTCGAGCACTTGCCGGTGGCCTTGAACAACGGCGCCGGCGCCTCGGCGATGCCGTCCAGAGGCTCCCCGCCGAGCTCGTCGGCAATGGCCGCGCAGATATCAAAGAACTTCGCCTCGTAGAGCTTGGCGTCGGCCTCGCTGTCGACGAAGCAGACCTCGAGGAGCAGCGCCGGCTTCTCGGTGTTGTTGAGAAAGAACAGGTCGGTGGTCCGCTTCGCGCCGCGATTGATAAAGCCGCAGGACGCAATGGCGGCCGACATCTCGGCGGCGAGCGCCTCTTGCGTCACGTACCACACCTCGGTGCCGACCGGGCCTTCCCGCTGTTCAAATGCGTTGAAGTGGCAACTCACATCCAGGTCGCGTTCCTGCGCGTTGTGGAAGTTCACGATCGCATTCAGGTTTTCATTCTGGCTGCGACTGCTGTTGTCGTGGAACACCATCACGTCGGCGCCACGGCTCTGCAGCTCCTCCGCGACGCGGTTGACGACCCTGCGGGCCTCGTCGACCTCGTCGAGGATGCCGCAAGCGCCGCGGACGTAGAGACCGTGACCGCTCGATATGACGACTCTCATGGTGCCTCACAAACTCGTGCTGTAATTTACGTTGAGCGTGTCGCCATTCACCACCGCCTTGTCGCCGGTCGAGAACGTGCCGGCCGACCACAGCACGCCGCCGGTGTTGTCCTTGGTGTTGACCGCGCCGGTGCCGAAGACCAGGAACGCACCCTTGACGGTGCCGGTACTGGTGATGGCAAACGATAGCGCCGCCGACAGCGCCTTCGATCCCGCCGAGGCGGCCGACCACACTGCGGTCTGGCGGTTGCCGGTATAGGTAGGCGCGTTGGCGCCGCCGGCCTCAAGCCAGCCCGAGTGCGACGTCATGGTGTCCCCGGCAGCGACCGCCGTGTAGGACACCGACGAGATCAGCCCCATGAACGGCCCGACCACGGTGTAAGCCGCACCCGCGAGGGACGAGTCGAGCATCAAGTTCTTGCCGACGGTGGCGACGACGTTGTCGATCACCTCGCGCCATTTGAGCTTGCCGTCCGCGCCGATGCATTCGATCTCATAGCGTCCATGCGCCTCGGCATGCTCGCCGAGGCCAGAGCCGCGGATTACGGACGCGTCATTGCATTCGCGCGCCTGCGCGCGTTCATCGGTCATCATTATTCTCCTTGGTTATTTCAGGATGGCACGCCCGCCGTGAAGCCGGACGGCACCGCGCCGGTGAACGCCGTTGCGCCAAAATTGGCGGTGATCGTGTCTGCCCCACCCATGCAAATCGTCGGGTAAGCCGTCCCTGCATTTGAGATGCTGATGCCGCCAACACCCGTTGCCGGGTTGGCAGTGCCGCTGCCATTCCAATTTCCGCCCGCCCCGAGACGGAACCAGATCAGCTTCGCGGTGAGATCGACGGCAAGACAAACCACTGAGCCGCTGGTAATAGTACCAATGCCGACACCGACATTGGCGCCATCCACCAAAGTGCCAGTACCTATTGTCGTTCCGCTTTTGCCAGTCCCCGCATTGCCAAACGTCTGCGTTGATACCGAAAGCGATCCAATAGTGAATCCGACGCCGCTCTGACTTTGAGCACCAACAGTGAATGTAGCTTCCCAATAATACTTGCCCGCCGACTTCGCAGCCACAGTACGCACCAAACCAGTCCACCCGGCCGTCCCGGCCGCCGTCAGGTTGCCCCCCGACAGCGTGATATGGCTGTCCTTGTCAGCCGGGTTTAATGTTGTCGGCACAATCGGCGAGGTCGCCGAGGCACTGGCACTATCGAGCGCGGTCGCCGCCTCGCCGATCGCCGCGACATAGACAAACCCCTGGCTGACGCTGTCCGTAGCACTCGCCGCCTCGCGCATGATCTGCCCGAGGAACGCATCGACGCGATCGTTCACCGAGGCCGGGTCGTCGACCAACGTGGCGAAGACGACATTCCCAGTCCCAGGCGCGTCCAGTGCCGCAGCAACCTCAGCGAGATCGGCCGCGATGCCCGCCCGCCGCTGCAGTTGGCTGACGTTACAGACGAGCATTATGAGGCATCGACCAGAGGCGCGCCGCCTATTACGGTGCGGATATCTGCATCCTGCTTCATCCCGAGATTGCCCTTGCTTACCATGATCCAGGTCGTGCCGTCGTCTATCGACGAGGCCGTGCAAGCACGGGCCACCGTTGGATCGCCACCTCCTACCGTCACCCAGGTGCCTGCAGCATAAGCCACAGCGGCGGGCGTCATATCGACCATCGCCCCGGAGGTGACCAGCGTTGTCTCATAGACCGGCGGATCGGAAACCCCGACTCGCTTCTTCACAATGACGCCGCTTCCGTCGTCGCTCGGCCGGATCAATATGTCCTTTGCTTCGTCGTATCCATAATAGCCATCTGGTTTTCCAGGGAGTTTGCCCTTGCAGTGGCTCTCGAAAGTACCGCCACCCTCCGCCCAACCGAATCCGTCGCTGGAGCGGTAACACTTCTTCAAGAGGTGCCCATCGCTGTCAAAAAAATTGATGTTGGCATAGAACGTCTTGTCGGTTTCATCCCGGACGAGACCCGTCACGACGGTAGCGTGGCTATGGTCGGATTTGAGATTAAAAACATTCGTCCAGTTCGAGCCGTTGCGCGACGCCATGATTACTGCGGAAGGATAAATCTCGACATCCGGTTTCGGCGCCGCATTCCCGCCCAACAAAAATACGGGCGTCTCTTCAGTGCCGGCAAGAGCATACGAACTGGCAATAATTTGACCGGAGCCGCCGTGGGGCGACGCATCGAAGAAATCCAGGTTGCCAAGCCCTGTCCAAATTTGCCCATCTTTTGAATAACGGGCATACCCAGCGCCGTCCCCGCTGACAAACACTCCTTTGCCACCCGCCCACTGCACATTGTAGATGCGCGTCAGCACATCCTGAGAGTACGACCCGGCATTATCTGCCATCAGATATCTGTGCGCAGGAACGGCAGCGTCACCGACAGGCCCGCCGACGCCGCGTTGTTGGATTGCGTGACCTTGACGGCGTAGGTGTCGCCCTCGGCAAACTGCACGGTGGCCGGGATGTTGAACGTGCCGGCTTTGCCGCCGCCGGCATCGAGGCCGCCGACCGCAAACGTGATGGTACCGATCTCGACGCGGTTCTTTTGGATCGACAGGATGATGTCGGTGCCCGTAGCAATGCCGACGTCGAGATAGGCGTAGGCATGAGCATCGCCGCTCACGATCTGCATGGTCCTGCCGGCGACCGCCTGGAACAAGACCTCGCCCGCCGTGCGCTGAACGCTGCCCGGCACGAAGATCGCCGCATCATAGTTCACGTCGTACAGGGGCAGCCAGAATGAATAGAGCGGGTTGCCGGAACCATCAACCGCGTTCGGATCGAAGACCGCCGGCAGCGCCGGCGTCGTATGGGCGACGAGCACCTGGAACATGCCGAGGCCGGGCACCGAGATCATCTGGCCGGTGGTGTATGGCGTGCCGTTGGTCCACTGCCCGACATAAGTGACGACGGCGATCGGGAGCGGGATGACCTGCGTCGTTCCATCGGTGAAGTGGATCGTCATCGAATTGGGCGTCGAACTGATACTCTCGATGCTCTTGCCTTCGGCCAGGTCGGCGTTCAGCGCGACGATGCGCTGGTCGAGATCGTAGAAATTGCCGTCGACCTGGCCGGCGCTGTTGGGAGTGCTGCTGCCAGTGCCCCAAGCGCCGGTCGTGACATATACGATTGTCATGCTGGTGTCCGCGTCACGTCTGTCTCCAGCGTCTCAACATTGGGGAGTTTTGGCGGATCGGCATAAAGCACTTTAGTAGCCCCGTCCGCATTGTTGAACCTGACCTTCTTCAGACGCTCGACATCGATGAAATTGCTCTTGTTGATTTTGCCGTTCTTGTCCTTCTGATAGACCCTCTCCTTGTTAACCACCCTGGTCTCTTCCTGCTGCGGCAACGAACGCGAAAGGCTGACACTAAATGAGTGCGGCAAGTCGATCAGGTTGCCGCCAGACCCGGTGATCACAGCCATGCCCTGCGCGGGATCGTTTACGGGCGGCAGCACGCGCGGCGGTGCCGGCCGGATGTTGGGCAAGATGGCCGGTCGGACGACGACTTCAAAGCCTGCCATCACACAGCTTCCAGATCGTAGCCGGTCGGAACCTTCAAATCGCTAACCGCAATCTCGTAATCGCTGGAAAACTCGCGAGACATGCTCTTGAGCTTAAACGTCGCTTTAGTAGGAACATTCTTCAAGGCGTTGATGACCGACTGGTTCCGCGCGTCAATCGATGCCTGCTTTTGCGCGTCGGTGGCGACGATCCACCTGCTGCTGGCCGTGGGATCGAAGGGGCTGTCGAGGGGCGCCGCCGTATCCCAGTCACCGACATGCATCGCCACGTAGTCTGTCTGCACCGACGTCGGGTTCTCGACGACGAGCCCTATCTCGATCACATCTGCTGTCGTGAGAGGGAACAGGAAGTTGAGCCCATCGTCGTTCGGGTCCGCGTTTGGTGGCTGATAACCGACCGACGTGTCGAACAAAACCGTGCGCCCGGTGAACTGCTGATAATCGGCTCCGGTATAGCCGATCGCGCAATAGGTCGGGTTTCCGCCGGCCGCGACCGCCGACCCGCCGCGACCGATGGTGCAGCCGATGCGCACCTCGCACTTGACGCGACCATCCGAGCCGTCCAGCGCCAGTGAGTATCCGATGACCTTGCCGAGCGCCTCGCCGATCCGAGGCTCGACCAGGAAGGCATTCTTGCGCAGCGTGATTTCCGGCATCCGCGACAGTTTGGGCGCGAACGTGATCTCCACCACCCGCGCCCGCTTCATCAGATGCGCCCGCGCCAGCGCAATCAGGTGCTCGATGCTCTGGTTGCCGCGGCCGGTTGCGATGTACGACCGCCGCCGCGGGTCGCCAATCGGCACATAGGCATCCGTCCCCTCGCCGATAACCTCGCTCAGATTGACCGACTTGACGTCGTCGACCCGCAGCGCCTCGCCGTCCTCGGGATCGGTCAGAACATGCTGCACGTCGGCGTAGAGCGAGAACGACACCAGCTCGCTGCATTGCCGGTTCGCGGTGTAGCCTGCCAGCAGGGTGACCGAGATGAAGTTGATCGGAAGGATGGCCCTCACCTCCGAGTAGTTGCGGCTGTAACCCGCTGTGTATGTCCCTGCCCCGAAGCCGGTTCTTCCGACGACGTCCGTCGTATCTCCCGGCGAGTGAGTCACACTTATGTTGTCGGTAACCATTCCTGGGAAGGCCAAGGCTGCCGGGATAGCGGTGTGGCTCTTCGTTTCCGTATAGGTCGTGGTCGTGGTTGAACCACCGAACCAGCTCGTGTCAGGAAACACGACCTTCATCGTGCTGCCGCTGGTCACGCTAGTGACCGCGTCGCTATACGGGGTGCTGGCGGTTGCCCCGGTGACGACCCAGCCGTCGCCAATTCCGGCCCCAGCCTTCGGCCAGCTATCGGCCTTCATTGTCAGCGATGTGATGCAGCCATCCTCCACTTCCGGCCAGTTGCGCATCAGGTAATTCGTCAGGTCGACATTGCCGCGCGCCTGCTGGGTCCAGGTGAACTCGGCCTTGACGTCGACGCGCGCCAGCGGTCCGCTGGTGAGGTTGAGGCCGAGCCCGTCGTAGAGCACCTTGCCGTCTTCGCTGGCGCCGTCGAACTCGACCAGGCCGTCCTCGCCGGTGACCTCGTCCGAGATGGTCAGCTCGTGCGTCTCGCGGTCGTAGTGCCAGATCGCGCTGTAACCCTCCAGCACGACCTCGGGATCGGTGCGACGATCCTTGTCGATGACGACCTCGTCATAATATGGCAGCACCCGCAGCGTCTCGGCGAGTGCTTCCTTCTGCGCCACGAGATCGACCGGCCGCGCGACGAATTCCAGCGTCACCAGTTCCTCGAATATCGAGGTCGGCACCCCCACCAGGCGCCCGCGGAACCGCATCAGGTCCGGCCCGCAGTCGAGCGCGAACCAAGCCCAGATCTTGCGGCCAGGACCGAGCAGCCCGATCGGGTCGCCGGCATCGTTGCGCGGGCGGCGCACGACCACGGTCAATGATGCCGGGTCGCCCTCGTCCTGATGCAGCGTGAAGCTGAAGATGTTCTCGTCCCAGCGCAGATGCTCGGGCAGGAACACCGTCTCGGTCGGATCGATCCAGGCGAAGTACGGCATCCCAGGTGTGGCAGTAGTTGACGGAACGGCCGCGGGCGGCGAGTCCCTGGTAGCCGAAACCGGGAAGTGGCCGAGGATCATGCGACCGCCCGTTGCTCGGCCTCGAGCGTCCACGCCACCTCGGCCGCCCACTCGTCGCGCGAGGTGTTCCAGCTCGTCACCTTGGCCAAAATCGTCAACACCTCGCCTGCGCCATCGGTGCCGCCGCTGCCGAGGCCGGGGATGCAGGTGATGGTGATGTCCGTTCCCGGCCACACGTCGGTGAGCGTCGGCGCCTCATGGTCCGTGCAACTGATCGTCACCTTGTGTTGCCGGAACTGCGCCAGCGAGATGTCGGCGAGCGCCCCGCGGCAATCGCGCGCCAGAGCTGCTGCCTGGTCGATCGGCGCCAGCGTCATCGTAATCCCACGCACGGCATAATCGCTGAAGTCAATGTCATCGATCGCGAGCAGCGTATAGGCCGGAACGTGCGTCAGCATCAGGAATACCGGCTCGGCTTGCGCCCGCCCGAGCGCACCTGCGCCATCGCCGCAGCGTTGCGCAACTGATCGACAACGGCAGACGACGCGCGCAGCCCGGTGATTTCCGGCAAGCCAGGAAAATGGATGCTGACGTGGTTCATGCCGCCGGCAAGGGCCGGGATCGACAGCCTGGGCGCGACCATGCCGCCCAACGCAAAGCGCCCCATCCCGCCGAGCACGGCGCGCAGGTTGCCGCCCGAGAACCGCAGCGCCTCCAGCAGCGCCAGCACGCCCGGCTGGCTCACGGCCCGCGCCGGCATGATGTGCTCGCCGCGCGAGACCCAGGCGAGGTTGCTGTCGGAGGTGCCGGTGCCACGGCCGCCGAGCAGGCCGCCACCGGCAAATCCAGCACTGCCGCCAACCTGCCCCCCCGCCGCCCCGGCACCCGGTAGAGGGCCGGTGAACCCCAGCTTCGCCAGCACTGCCTTAAACGTATCGACTATCCACTGCCAGGCATTGCCAGGTGCCGTGGTCACGAACTTGACGACGGCATCATAGGCCTGCTGGGCAAGTGACTTGACTTCCTGCCATACACTGGCCGCCGTATCCTTGACCCACTGCCAGGCGTTGCCCGGCGCAGTCGTGACAAATTGCGCGACGGCCTGTCCTATGATCTTCCAGCCAAGAACAGACTCGGCAAACAGTATCTTGAGGGTTTCTCCCCAGCCCTTCACGGTCTCTTCCGATGCTAAGACGGCTGCGTTGAACGCATCGAGGGCTTGCCCCTGTGGACTGATCTTGAACGCGGCAGCATCGGCTTGGAGTTTCTTGAGTGCCACCGACCCCTTCTCGATGTTCTTTATGTCGCTCTCTGAGAACCCAAACCCCTTCAAGACTTTCTCTAAATTCAATTTCTCGATCGGCGACATCTTCTCGTACAGCTTGGCCGCTTCCAGCGCCGCCTGCTGAGCTGCCTTGCCGAGCTTCTCCGTATCGGCCAGGACGTCGTTGATGGCTATGCCGGCCTCGTCCAGGTTGAGGACGAATGCCTTCCCCAATGTTTCCTGCGAAGTCAGCGGGCTGATTGCTTCCTTCTGCCCCTTTTTTATTCTGTCGAGTTGGTCGGCGACGAGGATGATATTGTTGGCAGCCTCTTTAGCTCCAGCGGCAGTCGCCCCCCACATTTGCTGCGGCAGTATTTCCGCGCCGATCTTGGCGAGGTTGGCCATCGTCGCAGTCGTGGCCTTCAACTGATCGTCCGCTTCCTTAATCTTGCCCCTGATAAAGGAGAATGCTGCCGCCGCCGCGAACAGGGCGATGCCAACCGACCCCAGTGCCGACCCGACCCTGACAAACCCGACCGCAGTGCTGGCGAGCTCACCCGCGCCAAACTCCTTCATAACCTTGCCGAGGGCGCGCATCTCGCGGCTGGAGATGCCGGACTTCTGCGAAACCTCGTCCAGCCCCTTGCCGAATGCCTGCGTGCCGCCAGCCGTGCTTGCTGCGGTGGCCTGGACTTCCTCGGTCGCCTGGCCGACCTTCTTGATCTCGGCGGCGGCCTGGTCCGCGCCGTCGACCTCGATCTTGATGGTCTGAACTATGTCATCCGCCATGTGCCCTAAGCCTTTTTCATCTCGTCCATGAACAGATCACGTTGCTTCTTTGCCTCGTCACGGATGATCCGCAGCAGGTGGAATTTCCGGCGAATGATGACCTTTTTGACCCCGATGTATTTCACCTGCTTGTCGTCGGCCGACATCAGCAACGGTGTGTCGCGCTTCCTGCTGCGCTTGACCTGGAACAGGCGGCCAGAGAATTCGCGCGCAGGCGGCCCGCCCGGCTCCACCGGTATCCACAACAATGGTTTGCCTTTGATGGTGGCCCCGCTCTGAAAGACTCGCCACAACGGGTTCGAATGACGAAAGACGATCGACCTGCTCTTGCCGCCCTCACCCGTGATGTCATAGGTAAAGCCGGATATCCACTTGCCGGTAAACCTGCCGGCGGCGGCAATGTCGGCGCGGCCCTCGCGAAGGACGTTATCGGCGAGTTGCTGGGTGGACGACGTCGCCGCCGCCTGGATGCGCTGCTTCAGCTTTGCAACGGTTTCATCCAGTTGCGGCTTTATCGACTGTGATTTGAGGCGGACGCGGACGGCCACTAAGGCGTTCCCAGTTCTTTGATGGTTTTCTCGATGGTCTTGCCGTCGCCCTGCGCGCCGATGGCGGTGATTGCGAGATCGTCCGCCCGCTCCATGCGGTCGAGCCTTTCGTTGAGCTCGCGGTAGGCATCGATCTGGCGCCAGGTCAGCGTCATTGCATAGTCGGGCGGGAAGCCTCGTCTGATGAGGGCGGTGATACCGAGGGCAATTTCTTCAAGCGCACTTTGACGGCCTTTGCTCCTTCGCCCGGCGCGCCGAGGGTCGTCAGCCGATTGACGAAAGAGCCAAAACCGTTTGGGAATGTGAGCCTCATAATTGCGTCCAGCAGTTTTAATTGGTCTTCCATCAACAAATTCACGTTGGCGTGCTGTTCGTATTTATCCTCCCCGAGATGGCCGCATCCTGCGGCAATGATCGAGCCGATCGAGGCGCCGAACAGTTCGATCAGGACTGGCACGATGTTGTTGCCGAAGTCTCCGCTCGCGAGCCGCTTGAGATCCGGGAACCGCGACACGATGGATGCAACCGCATTGCCATGTAACCCGCGCACAACGATCCGCTCGCCGTTGATCCGCACGACCTCGGACGCCGTCAGTGTTGCTATGTCGAGGAGATCGGCCATTACGGCACCACCACGGCTTCATGGACGGTGAACACGCCGAACGTGCCGTCCACGTCGTCCTTCTGCACCTCGGCCTCGATCTCCAGCTTGGAGAAGTCGTCGGCGTCGGTGATGAAGTTGAAGTCGCCGGTCGGGTTGATGCTGATGCGCCCGGTGAAGTCGACGTGCTGGCCGATATCGTTGGTGCCATCGACCTGGATGATGCCGGAGATCTCCAGCTTCTTGAATGCCGACACCTGAACGCTGCCGTCAACGTCGGGAGCCCCGGCCTCACCCAAAGTGAAGATGGCGAGGTTTGCCGGGGTGATCTCGTCGAGCGTCATCTTGATGGTCGCACCGACTTGCGTGATGGCGGTGAAGTCCTTCACCTTAACCCCCTCGCGACTTGAGAAATGCTCCTTCTTCTCAACCTTGGGAGTCCAGACAAACGACGGCGCGTTGCCGAGGTCGACGAAGGTACTACCGCCATCCTCTTTGAAAGTAACAACCCCCTTACCTATGTGGTAATTTTGGACGCTCGGGCTCACGGGCATGGCTATAGCTCCTCTATTTTCAGGGAATACTGGAACATGAATAGCGCCATCAGCACGCCGTGCAGCGAGCGCATCCAGCCGACGTCGGTGTGGCAGCCGAGATAGCGAATGGCGCCGTTGCCGCCGACGAGCGCGATCAGTTGCGTGTCGGTGAGCACCCGCCGGATCAGCTCGCGCCGCAGGACAGTCAACTCTGGCCCAACCTGGTCGGCCTGTTGTGCGACCAGGATTTCCGGCGTCATCCGCACGACATAGGGCCGATTGGACGGCCGCGCCGAGCGATCGTCTGCACCACTGGTTTCCTCGTCGCCGTCGAACACGATCGCCGCCGGCAACGCCTCTTCCGGGATATCGACGTTATTGCGATATGCCGTTTTGATATTCGGAATGCTGGCGATCACCTCGAGCAGTCGCGCCAGGATTTCCTCGCGGACGTCTCTCACCCGAGCGCCGCCTCTTTGAGCATAAACCTCACCTCGCCCCAGTCCTCGCCCATCGGACTGCCGCGCAATTCCCACGAGCGCACGAGCCAGGCGCGGCCGTTGAAGGAAAGGGCGGCGTCAGCATAGTCGGCGCGGGCGATGCCCTTTCCGGCAAGCTCATAGATGCGGGCAAACGCACCCGGCCCGACGCTGCGCGCCTCGGCCGGCCCCGCAGAGCCGGTCACCGCCATCGGCAGCGTCTTCGGCTTGGTATCGTCGATGACCGTGATATCGACCGCGGCGGCGGCGCCTACAGTCATTGTCGCCGGCACGCCGAGCTCGGCATAGACCGGGTCGAACAGCAGTGCGCTGTAGTCGAGAGCCATCAGGCGATGAGCCGCAACGCCAGATCAGCGTGGACGATGCGCCACGTCGGCAGTCCCAGCAGCATGGCCACGATCATGTACAGAACTATCAGCAGCACCACGAGCAAGTACAGCCGCTGCACGTTCCAGTCGATGCTGTAGCTGAACCACTTTGCGACCATAACGATGATCGCGCCGATCAGCACGAAGATGGCGGCCACGATTGCGGCATTGAGCACGCCGAGCAGCAATCCGGTCAGCGACATGGCGGCACCTCAAACATAGATTCGCATGTATTTGTAGAGCATGGAGTCGATGGTATCGGTCGCCGTCTGCAACGGCGCGGCGAGGCCGGCCTTGCCGAACATCTGCACCGGATCGAAATACTGCACGCGTGTGTCGCCATGCATGACCGACCGCAGACCGCTCGTCATGCGTGCCTGCCCCCGCGCCGCTTGTATCAGCATCCCGGTCGCCGCCTTGAGTGCCGGCGGCGCGGCATCGGGCAACACATAGCCGCCGCTATAGGTCACGGTGACCGGCTCGGACCAGGCGCCTTCGATGCGCAACTTGCCGGATGCGTTCTCGAGTTCATAGTTCGCCGGGTCGAGGACACTGCCGCGCGGCGATTCCACCGAGACGAGGTCGGCGTCGGCGACCGGATATCGCGTCAGGAACAATCGCGGCGTGTCGAGCGGCGGCAAGTCGCCGCGCCAGGTCTCTTCGACTGTCTCATAGGCAAACACGCGATTGCACATGGTCGCGACCACGTCGCTGTACTGATCGATCAACATCTGCAACTGCGCATCCTCGCTGGTGTCGGTCAGCGGCACGTTAAGGATGGCCTTCAGCTCGTCCACCGTCAGCAGCGCGTAGCTGGTGGCAGGCGTCAGCACCTTGACCCAGATGTCGGCCATTTTTAGCGCGCCTCGTCGTGGAACTGCTCGAACAGGCTGCGCAGCTCAAGCGGCGGCGCTTCGCTCTTGTCGGACAGGATCGGGATCGCGGCATAGGCCTTGCGATCGATCTTCCAACCGATAATCACCGGCGCAGAAACCCCCGGCAGACCGCGCTCGCCTCTGGCGCCGGACTCGCCTCGCTCGCCTGGCGGCCCCTTGCCACCCTGCCTGCCGGCGGACGCGATCAACTGCCAGCCCTCGCCTGGGCACGCGCCAGGCGCCGCGCGCCGCGCGATGAAGCTCGATCCGCTGAGCGCGACGATGTCGAGCGCCGCATAGGTCTCGGCTTCGCTCCAGGTGCCGCGCACCTTCGGCATCGCGGCGTCGTGACCGGCGCAAGCGAGGCAGATCCAATCAATATGAGCCCCCGGCGCCTGCGCGGTGTCGCAACTGGCCTGCCAAGTCCCGCCGGCATGGGCCACCACGGCACCAGCGTAATGGATGGTTTCGGGCAACCATTCCCGCACCGCTGGCAGTGCGCCAGGCTCGCCCTTCTGGCCGCGCGCGCCGTCCTTGCCGTCGAGGCCCGCCGCGCCTGCCGGCCCAGGCAACCCCTTCTCGCCACGGTCGCCTTTGTCGCCGGCATCGCCTTTCGGCCCGCGCTTGCCTTCCGGGCCAGGCATTCGCGCCAGCGCCCGAACCTCTTCCAAGGCGCGCCGCCCAAGGGCAAGGCAAGTGCCGACCGCTTCGAAGAGCGTGTATTGCGGAACGGGGACGGCCGGTTTGTCGCTCATGCCGTCTCCCATAATAGTCATGCCGCCAGCAGCCATACGAGGGCGGCGGCCGCCTCGTCATCGTCCTGCCGGCCAGTCGCGACGGCTTCCAGGGCACCGATCACGCCGACTCCCTTGCCGCGCACGCCGATGGAACCTGCGCCGTCGACCTCAAGTCCGAGAACGGCCACCGCCGCGCCCTTCGCGCCCAGAGCGCCGCGGGCCGCCGCCTTGACCGTGAGCGGCGCATTCCCCCGCCCACCGGCGCCGGCCGCACCAGCGGCCTCGCCAGCGAGACTGCGCAGCACTGCAGCGCCGGTGCTGACCGCGGCAACGACGCCGTGCGCCTCGCCCTTGAGCTCGGGCAGGATGGCATAGCCGACCCCTTCGACGAGGTCCGGCCGCAACTGTTCGCGACGACCGCCAGGGATGGTGACGACGATCGTCGCCGGCTGGACGACTGCATCGGTGATGTCCGCCGCAGACGCGGCCTCGACCACCTCTGCCGCACTGATGGCGATCGGCGGCTCGACTGTCGGGACCGCCGAAAGCGGTGCCGCCGAGACCGGGCCGAAGCCGAGCGCACCGCCAAAACTACGGGTCGGCGGCTGAACCGCCTGCGGTGGCTGGACGACCGGCGCCGTCGCGAGTGGCGCCGCCGAGACCGGACAGAACCCCAGCATCGGCTATGCCGCCCCTTCCAGCGCCGCGACCCGCGCCGCCAGTTCCTTGCAGGCGTTTACTAATGCAAAAACGAGCGCAGTCGTATCGAGCACGCGCAGATCGGCGACCGGCTTGCCGTCGATGAATCCGACCTCAGTCGTCACCATCTCGGGCATCGGCTTTTCGGCCTGCTGCGCGATCAGGCCGACAAATTCTGTTTTCTCTTCTGCAAGTTTTTGGTGTGGAGGTGGCTCGTCATCGGACGGTTTCGATTTTGAATAGTTGCCTTTGAACGTGTAGCGAACGGGCAAAAGCTGCAGCACCTCGGCAAGCCCGTGCGTGTAGTCCCCAAGCACGTCCTTGATGCGTACATCGGACGGTGCAGTCCAAGAGCCGCCGCCAGGCTTGTAAGCAACGCCGGTAATGTTGAGGTCGCCCACCACATCCAGCTTGGCGCCAGGCGTGCTGGTGCCGATGCCGACGTTGCCGGTGGCGCGGGTGATAAAGAGCGCCGCGTCGAGATAAGCACCGGCGTCGTCCCATCGATAAAGCGAAAAATCCGATCCAGAGTTGCTGCCAGCTTCTGCGGCGTTGTCGCCGGCCGCTATCGTCCATCGATTGATGCCAGCCTTCTGCAGCCATATCGCAGTTCTTTCTGCGCTACCGGACTTGTTCAGGACAATCGCGGGACTAGCCTTCGCGATCGTCAGGTCGCCCGTCATGGTGTCGCCGGCCTTCGACACCTTGCCGTCCAGGCCAGCCTGCGTCGCCGTGCTGACGGGCTTGCTGGCGTCGCTGGTGTTGTCGACGTTCGCCAGGCCGACATCGGACTTCGTCAGCGTCACCGTGCCGGTGCGGCCGGCGACACTCTGAACCGGCGCGGCGGCCGATGCCCGAGCACTGGTGTAATAAAGATTGATCGAGCCTTCTGGCACCGCATCGGTTGAGCCAGGCGACGGCGAGATCTCGATATAGGCCGAGCCTGACCAGCGATAAATCTTACCGGTATCGAGCGCGACATAAATGATGCCTGTCGCACCCGTGGCCGGGAACGCGGCAAGGTTGGCAAATTCCAACACGTCGTCGACATAGCTAGGGAGCTGGGCGGCCGGCACCTTCGTGCTCGCATCGAGCGATGCATAGCCGTTGGCGATGCCCTTGCTTGCCTTGTCCTCTTTCGCATTGAGGGCAGACACGCCAGCCGCTTCGGACCAGACCGCATCCTTGCGGCCGTAGGTCTTGCCGTCCGATGGCGCGTCGTCGAGCTTGGCTTGCAGCGCGATGACGACGCTCGCCGGCAGCGTGCAAAACACGTTCTTCGTGCCGGCCGCGAAGGCCACCAGCGCATCGGCATTGGACGACTGCCGCACGGTACTGCGCACCAGCGTGGTGGGGTCCGACAGATGCCCGCTGCCGATCTCCCAGGCGCCGCTCGGCATGCCGGTGGTGCCGTCAACGGACTCGATGCAATAATCAAACGACGGGCCGACGCCGAAGGCCGTGTTGAAACTCTCAAAGCCGGTGACGGCGCCCGCCAGCACAACAAAGCCGGTGCCGGTCGATGTTGAGAGTTCCTTGACGCGGTCGGCGATCATGGCATCACCAATCGGAACGAGTGCAACCGCACCGGGCTGTTGCGGAAGATCCTGGTCGTGTTGAGCTTGATCACGGCGTCGGAATTCTCATCGCCGACATCGCAGGCAAAGATCAGGCTCCCATCGGCGGCCACGATGCGCGCGCCCGTCGCGTTGCCTTGCGCAACTGCGGCGTCTTCCTCGGCGATCCTGTTGAACACCAGTACACCACCAACGGCCTCCTGCGCCGCCGGGTTGGACAATGGCAGCACTGCCAATGTGCCGGTGTCCGATAGCAGTTCGATGCTGCCGCCGTTCATCATCTCGGCAAGCGCATCGAGCATGGCGTTACTCGCTGCCTCGGACAGGTTGACGATCACGGTTGCGGCTCGTCGTAGATCGGCACCAGAGCACCGTTCTCGTCCCGCTCGATGCGCGTGACCCTGGCGGCCGGTATTTCACGTGACACAATCGGCGGCAGCTCGTGCAGCATCCGGGCCGCACTGGCAACCTCGGTGGCGAGCTCAGGCGGCAGCATGACGACCGGGATATTGGCAACCGCATCCGCAACGCAGTCGCGGATTCGTGGAGCAAGTCCTCGGATCAAAGCTATAACCTCATTTTCATTCATATCTTGACTGGCCTTGGATCATTACGCTTAAAAGGTTGGAGCATGGCGAGGCGAGGCGAGGCACGTCATGGTACGGTGCGGCCTGGCGCGGTAAGGCAAGGCAAGGCAAGGACGGCGGTCGAAAGGGCTCAAACCTTTCGGCCGCCTTTTTATGCGGCGTCCAACAGGTGCCAATTAGATTTAGCAACCATCTCTATTTCATCGCAGTTCAGCATCTTTGCGGGCGGTGGCGGCGGTGGCTTTGCCGGATCGCCGGCGGCATCCGACGCCGCGGCCGGCAGCGCCGCGGGAGGACTAGGCGGCGCTGCCGGAGCAGGTGTCTTCCCGATCTGACTTAAGGGGACGACCTGCTGCTGGACGCGAGGCTCGTCGCCGAACGGAACTGCCTCGTAGCCTTCGAGCGCGCGCGCTTCGTTCGGGGCGAAGATGCCGCCTTGCACACCGCGCGCCAGGCTCTCGATGCGGTCCTTCATCGCCGAGCGCAGCAGCGCCGCGGTGTCGAATTCCACATACTCGTCGGGTTGGCCTTTCAGATCGAACAGCAGGCCGAACGCTTCCTCGATGTGATTGAGCGCGAAGCCAAGCCCGCTCGCGACCCAGCTCTGCATCAGTAATTCGGTCGAGCTGTATGCGGTGCCGCCGATGCCGAGGATCTGCAGCGGGATGCGGAACGCCAGCGCAATCTGCTCGTTCGACAATTTCTTCATCTCGACGGTGGAGGCATCCTTGCCGCTCTGCGCCCACGGCATGACCTTCAACCCGGCGGTGAGGATCGGCGTGCCGCCCTGGTGCAAACCTTTGGTTTGATCGTTCCAGCGGTCGCGTAACTGCTGGACCTCTTCCTGCTTGAGCTTCAGGTCGGTCGAGAGCACCGCCGAGGGCCGCGCCTCGTTGAGGTAGTACCCCAACTGCTGGCGCTCGATCGCGGCGTTGATGCCGATGTCGCTGTAGGCCGCGACGATCGGACTTTCGCCGATCAGCGGCACCGGCCAGCGATGCCGCACCGTATGCAGCCGGATGTGCAGGACGTCGCGCTGCGGCACGATCAGCGGCTCGGCACCGAGCCGTTTCTCAATCACCTGGTTGCCGTGCAGTTGATAGAAAATGTCGCCGGTGGACGCGAGCCGCGGATGGGACTGCAGCGGGTCCATCAGGTGCAGCTCGTCGATCTCGAAGCGGTCGTTGCGCAACCCGAGCGCGTAGGCGTTGCCCTCGAGATAGAGCGATCGCGTCACGTTCAGCAGGAAATCCGAGATCGACTGATAGTCGTTAGGATGGCGCAGCAGGCGCGAGAGCGCCGAGGTCTTGACGCGCTCGCGCCCGCCTTTGTCGTTCAGCCGCCAGTGGTCGCCGGGGCACATGGCGACGGTCTGCGCATAGGCCGAGACACAAGCCTCGACCATGGCCGACTGAGCGCCGAGGCTGACCGGCGTGTAGCCCTGCTGCCACCAGTTGTCGGCAACACCGGCGGGCAACCACCCGCCGGTGACCGGCAAATAGTAAGGGCCGGGCCGGTACTGGCCCTCACCCTTGCCGATGATCTGGCCCGCAACGCGCGCCAGAAACCCGCGGACGGTCATGTTGCTGGCGTCGCGGTCCTGGTCTGGTAGTTGCCGCGTTCGCGTTTGGAGGCCTCGGCCTGCTTGGTCTGCGGCTCATTCGGGTCGGCGCTGCCGTCGTGCTCGTGCTCCATAAGATGAACACCCAAGGCAGCGAGATCATTCTCTTCCTGCGTCGGCGTCGGCTTGATTCCCGAAGCCGTTTTGGCCTGCTGCTCGTTGGCCTTGTCGCGCGCCGCGCGGTCGTCGGCGAGCCGCTTTTTCGCGGCGGTCGTCTGTTCGTTGTCAGTCATTGTGTTTGCTCCTGTTGAGTTCTTTTGGCCTTACCAGGTCACGCCGGCGACCCAAGCGACCGTACCAGTGCGGCGGATCGCCCAGGTCATCGGCATGATCAGCCGCAAGGCCAGCATGTCGGTCTGGAACATGCTCTTGACCGGGAAGGCGACCACGGCAGGCGTGCCCGTCGTCGAGATGTCGGAGGGTGAGGTGTCTTCCATATGCAGCGTGGCCTGGTCGCTGATCTCAAACCGTGGCCCATCACCGGTGACGCTGACGAAGTCCGCGGCGTCAATGACGATGACAGTTCCCGCCGGCACCGTGCCGCTCTGGATGATCGGCCAGCCGCCGAGGCGGCCCTGGCCAATCTCGTCCCGGAACGGGAATACGCCGGCGCCGGTGGCGATGGCAAAGCCCGCGCTGTTGACCTGTTGCGGGTTCATCAACCAGACCGGCTTGCGCACGTTGCCGAGCGTGCCGGTCAGCAAGGCCCCCGACAATTGCTTGATGTCGCCGGTGAGTGCGGCAAAGCCGCCGCCGGCCGTCGGGGTCAGGCCGGCGACGCCGTTGAGGATGCCGGCTGGCCGGATCGTCGTCGCCGGATTGGCGTCGAGCAGAACGGCGTCGGTCGCAACCGCGGTGTCGGAGACGATGGCATCACGCAACAACCCCTCGATCGCCGGGATCGAATGCTCGTCGAGCTCGCGCGTCCAGGTCGTAATGACCGCCATTTTCATCGGCGTCAGCGAGAGCGATGTAAACGCACCCTGGCGAACCGGAATCGGCAACCCTTCCCCGACGAACGACCCGGCGATGGTCGGCGTCCTTGACCGTGTCGGGACAATGATTTTGGCGTTGCGGCCAAACCCGAGCGCCACGCCCATGTTCGACAGCGGCCCGAATATCGAGGCCGGCATCAGGATTTGCATGAAGTCGGCGACGACCTGTTGCGCCAGCTCTTTCGCCCAGCCGGTGACCGTGGTCATGGCTGCGGCCGAGGCCGCCCTGGTCTGCCAATCGACCACCGCCGCGAGCGGCTCGTCGTTGCCATAGAGCGCGCGCGTGACCTCCATCGGCGACTTGTGCTCGTGATGTGCGAGTAGGCGCAATGCGGCCGAGCGGCAAAGCAGATCGATCGGATCGAGCTTTTTGCGTTCGACGCCGAACGGTCGTTGCAGTTGCGGCGCGCTATAGCTGCCGTTGCCTTGCTTGATCACCGCAGGCAATCGGCCGCCGTCGTCACTGTTCACGGCGAGATTGCGTTCGCTGTCGCGCAGCGTCGCCAGGATCTCCCGGTCGTGCGCAATCTCGGCGTTCGCCTTTTTCACCGTCTCGAGCAAATCGTTGGGATAGTCGCCGTCGCCGACAGCGTCGTGCAGCGCATCGAGCTTGCCGGTCTTGTCGAGGATAGAGGCTTCTCTCTCTTTGATCTTTTGAGCGAGCGACATGGTCGCGCCCTTTCCAATTATTCGCGATGACGTGTCGGCTTGCCCGCCGGTGAACCCGCGTCGTCTGATCCCGCGTTCTTTGCCTTTCCCGGCGAAAACGAGATCGATGGTCACGGGTGAAATCTTGAGCGACTTGGCGATCGCCAAGGCGTTGGGATTCGCTGGAACACTGACCAGCGAAGTCTCCACCAATTCGGCCCTGGTGAAGAACATGCCGAAATCGGATTCCGGCCGCGGCTTGGACTCCTTCGGGCGGAAACCGACACTGACGGCGCGCAGAATTCCGGCGTCGATCAGCTTGCGGATCTCGTCGATGCGGTCGCTGGTGCCGGCGGGCGCGAGCTCGAGGTGGCCGCGCAGTTGTTTGTCGACGACGCGCACGTTCGCCCACTTGCCGATCGGCGCATTGCTGTTGTGATTGAACAGCGCGATCGGGTTCCGCTGAAACGATGCCAGGTCCCAGCCATCCGACATGATCACGTCATCCATGCGGTCGGGCGTCTCGTCCGAGAGCACGAACTCCTGGCCGTTGACCTTGGCGGCGTGGGTTTTATAGACGACGTCTTTCGTCGTCGAAGCCGGCGCGCCCTTGTCCCAGGCGTCGTCCCAGATCAGTTGGCACACGTCCTGATCGCCGATCTCACTGCCGCAGCGACTCATGAAATCGATGTAGGATTCGTCGAGCGCGGGGTAGAGGTCCGCCTGACGCTGGGCGCGATTGGGCATGACTGATGACCTTTTTTCAGAACGTGAACATCAGCGCGACGAACACGATCGCGAGCGCGGCCGTGAGCGCGATGAGCCCCACGGCCTTCACCACGTCGCGGTCGGTCATTGTTTGCTTGACTTGCCTTTACTGTATTGTCCAAATAATAGTGCGCGAATACTATTGACTACTTAGGTAAATACTATATTTTAATTTTATCAGAACAGAGGAACACAGACCAATGACCAAGCAAGACCCCATCAAGCAGACCGGCGCCTACCTCGACGCACATTGCGCAGCATTCAATGGATGGGCGCTGCCGATCGCAAAGAACGGATACGAGCAGCAGGCAATCGACAGAGGCCACTGGGACGGCTCCAAGGCCAGGGAACGAGCACTGGGGGCGTAAGCCCCCACCCCTTTATTGCGCGGCCTCGACCGCGATCGCGAACTTGCAATCAACCTTCTGCGCAATCGGATGCGTGCGCGAGCCCGACCGAAACTTGATGAAGTTGATCGACTTCGTCCAAGGCTCAGGCACCACAATGCCGGTGCTGCCTCTGGCCACAAGGGTGACCTCGGCGCCGCTTGCCGTGAATAGGTCGTTGTAGAAGTTGCCGTCTGTACTCACCTGAAAGGTCAAATTAGCCGGGGTGAATTCCTGCGGCACCGTGATGCGGACAATGGTGCCCGCCGAGCAATCGACCCCATCCGAGAGCGCCTCGCCCGCAAGAATAGTTGGTCCGTCGACAATGCTGAGTGGCATGGACGTTTTCCTTCCTTCGGCTTTGTGATCACGCTTCAGGCGATGAGAGCCGCGATGTCGACCTTCCACTGCGGCTGTGGATCGCGCACCATCACCGTGACCGCATCGAACAAGGCCATCGCCGGATCAATTTTCGCGTCGCCAGCATTGGCCTTGGTCGCGCGAATTGCCGTCGCCGTCGGCTCGATCTTGATATTCCCCACGCACCAATCCATCAGCGCGGACGGCGCATGCTTCAGCGTGCCGTTCTCCGTCTTGCGCTCGGTCGTCTTGATCGCGTTCATCAACTGGTAGCCCTGCGGCGCGCCGACCACGCGATCGCCCTCCTGCGTGATGTCGATGGCGCGCAACGCCTCGATGAACTCCCCGAGCCCGGCCGGATCGACCGCCACGCAGGCCAGCAGCTTGCGCTCGTCGATGTCGGCGATCAGCGCCACGATCTGCTCGATGTCCTCGGCCGCGTGCTCAACGATGGTGAGCTCGCCCGCGCCTTGCGCCTGCTCGAGCCGCGACGCGATCGACTTGCGCCGCTCGAGCACGCTGCGATGACACCACGCATGCGTCCAAACCAGCCAATCCAGGGTTTCCCTGCATCTCCCAACCACGGCCACGCCGAACAAATCATCCAAGCCGCCGCCGTCGATCCCGACCACGACCACCTCGGAACGAATCAGGATTTCCTCGAGCGTAAGCGCCGCGTCCTCGGCCGCTTCCCAATACTCGGCGCCCGGCCAGCCGTTCTCGCGCAGGCTCAGCCCGACTTGCACGTTGAAGTGCTGCGACGCGATCAGCGCCACCGCGCCCGGACCATCCGCCTCGGCCCGCATCACCTCGCGCGCCAGGAAGTCCTCGGACGTGCTGCGCCCCAGATTCGGATTCACCAATGGCCAGTAGCGCCGCTCCTTCCAGCCATTGTCGCGCGCCAGCCGATCCGGCAGCTCGTACAGCACCGGCAGCAGCGGCATCTTCGCCTGGCCGTCACGCACCGCGCGCGCCATCGCCAGCTCAGACGCAAACACGCCGGACGGCGACTGCTTGCTCTGCGTCGTCGTCTGAAACAGAAACCCGTCCGGCCTTTTCGTCAACGCCCCGCGCAGCTCGATGAAGATGTCGGCCGCGTTCGCCTTCTTCGCAAACTGGTGAGTCTCGTCGATCATCGTCCCGACAGCTTTGCTGCCGGTGATGGTGTCCGTATCAGCCGCCTTGATCTGCAAGGTCGCGCCGCTGACCCGGTGCGTGATCTTCTTGAGGTTGTCCTGCACGGCAAAAAGTTTCGTCAACTCGGGGTCCAGCTTGATCGTGCCCTTCGCTTGCCGGTAGGCGATCGTCGCCACCTCGATCGTCGGCGCAATGAACAGATACTCGGCCTCGGGGCGCCTGTTGCAGATCAGCGCGGTCACCATCACCGCTCCCCCGTTCGAGCTCTTGCTGTTCCCCTTCGGAATGAGCTGGAACACCTCGGAAATCATTCGCGTATTGGTTGCGGGATCGTAGGAACCAAACAACGCCTCGACGATCGGGAAAAACCATGGCCCGCAGACCTCCCCCATCGTCGGCGTCCCGATCACGTCCGGCAGCCTCAACCGCTTGAACACCCGCAGCGCCTTCGCCGCCTCGGCCTTGAACAGCGGCAGCTCGGGCACCAGCGAACGGCCGGACAGGATGCGCTCTTCCCAGTCCACGACCGCCGTGCACCAGGACCGCGTCAGCATCTTTGGCCTACTTGCGCAACTTCATGGCGCGATCCGCCAAACCAGCCCGGCCGATAGCGGGCTAGCAATCACGGCACCCTCATTGGAGAAAACATGGATGTTCAAAATAATAGTGACGGCCTGGATCGTAGGCCTTGTAATCGCGATCGGCCTTGTCGCCAACGGCGAAGGTCTTACAGCACTCGTTGTTGCGCTTCTCGGAGTTGCCATCGGTGCAGTATGCGTCCAACTGTACTTCTTGCCCGCCATAAACGCGCGCAAGAGATGCCACCCCAACACGGCCGCCATCTTTGTGATCAACCTGTTTCTGGGATGGACACTGCTAGGCTGGGTCGGTGCTTTGGCTTGGTCGTGTACGGAAGTAAGTGGCCGCCCCGCCGTTAGTTAGCCCGGCCACCCTCGAACTCCAGGTCGCTGGCCCACTCGGTCGCCGCGCCCGCCGTCGCCGCGGCCTGCTGCTGCAATTCCTTCTTGCCGACGTACTGCTGCTCATGATCCCACGGCTTCGGCTCAACCCAGCCGGCCCGGCACTTGAGCCAGAAGATGCACGCCGTCACCGCGCCCTGACCGTTGCCCATCGCCTTGTTGTAAAGACTTTGCGCCACCATCGAATTGGCTTTGATGTGGCCGGTCTCTATTTCATAGGGATACCACTTGGCCACCGTCGGCGCCGAGACGCCGAGCACCCGCGCAATGTCCACCAACGGCACGCCATAGCTCGCCATCGCCTCGACTTGCTTGCGACCCTGCTCAGTCGGCTCGTGCGGTTTTCTGCCAGCTTTCATGCGGCCGTCTCCTGTCGCCGTTGCACGGCAATGTCATCAAAGGGGTGACCGTCGAGCGTCGCCCGCTCGCCGGTAAACGCCTGCCAGCGCGCCACGCAGACGTCGACATAGGCCGGATCGATCTCGATCGCGTAGCACGCGCGCCCGGTCATCTCGGCCGCAATGATCGTCGTGCCCGAGCCGACGAACGGATCGTAGACCGCATCACCGGCCGCCGAGTTGTTCTCGATCGGGCGGCGCATGCACTCGACCGGCTTCTGCGTGCCGTGATTGCCGCCACCCAAGTCCTCTTCCTTCCGATTGCCGCCCTGAAATGTATTGTTGGCAATTTGCCAAATCGTTGATTGCGTTCTGTCCCCTTGCCAATGTGATTGAGCTGCCTTGCGCACTGCATAAACGCAGGGCTCGTGCTGCCAATGATAATCACCTCGGCTGATGGCAAAATGTGGCTTGCACCAAATGATATGCGACCGAAGTTGAAAGCCTGCACGTTCGAGGGAACTTTCTACGGCATGCTTCAGCGAAGCTGACCAGACGTAAGCGACATCGACCAAACATAGTTTCCACGCCTCGCTCCAATCAGCCCGGTTATCGTTTTTAACAACCTTCGTCGCTCGATTCCATTGATCGAGCGACGAGCGCCAATCAGGATCGTAATCCACGCCATAGGGCGGGTCGGTCACCATCAGGTGCGGCCGCACCCCGCCGAGCACCTTGGCAACGTCGCCGGCATTGGTAGCGTCGCCGCACAGCAACCGATGCCGCCCGAGCACCCACAGGTCGCCCGCGCGCGTCACCGGGTCGGCCGGCGGCTCCGGCACCTCATCAGGATCGGTCAGCCCAGGATTGCCCGACAGCGCAGCCAACTGCGCCGCGTCGAACCCGATCACCCCAAGATCAAACCCCAACCCCTGCAACTCGCCGAGCTCAAGCTTCAATAGCTCCGGGTTCCATCCCGCATTCAGCGCCAACTGGTTGTCGGCCAGCACATAGGCCCGCTTCTGAGCCTCGCTCCACCCGGCCGCGATCATCACCGGCACCTCGGCCAAACCCAGCTTCGTCGCCGCCAGCACCCGGCAATGACCGGCTATGATCCCGCCATCCTCCCCGACCAGAACCGGGGTCGTCCACCCCCACTCCCGGATCGAAGCCGCGACCTGCTCGACCTGCTCGTCCGAATGGGTTCGCGCATTGCGTGCATACGGAACCAGCCGCTCAAGCGCCCACCGCTCGACTTTGTCGGCCGGCCAGCGGGGTAGAATTTTCTTCTTCTGAGGTCTCACCAAAACCGGCTAAATCCTTTTTTTGCTAAAAATAATGCGGCCATGCA